ATGGAAGTCCATAAGTGCTGCGGTTGCTCGTGCCACGTCTGCGCTCTAGGCCACAACAGCGGACCGCAGCCGCATACCGTGGCGTGCGAAGAGCGCTTCTTCCGAGAGGTCTGCCCGGAAGAGTTTCAGTGATGGTCATCCCAGTCTCGCCCGACTTCCGCTACTTCGCCCCCAACCGCTACCTCGAGCGCCGGCGGATGGAGTGGGCCGACCACGAGGCCGCGGGGCTCATCGACTACGTGTACGACGAGGATCCGCGCTCCGATCATCCAGCGATGGTGCGCGTGAGCATGGTGCTGGACGACGTGATCGACATTCTCGACAGGGAGGAGTGCTGATGGACGAGATCCTGCGCCACATGGACGAGTGCAGCGGCTGCGAGAGGAAGATCGTCGAGGAGCTCATTGCCGCCATCTACAACGAGCGTGGTGGTGAGGGCGGCTAACCACCGGGAGGTGAGGGACATGGCGACCTCGAGCGCCAAGAAGGTCGACGACTACGTGGCGGCGGTGCGGGCGCGCGACAGCTTCGCGGCCGGCGACCCCGCGGACTTCACGGACTACGAGCGGATGCTGAAACTCACACGCACCAGGGTGACGGAACTCGAGCGCACCCTGACCGGCGGCGAGCTCGGGCGGGCGCGGCGGCTACTGGCGTGCGGAAGTTGACAATGATACTTTGACCATAAGACTCTGAGGTTCGGGAGGATCTCCATGGTGGCGAAGGCGAGGATCCGGCAGGTCGCTATGCCAGAGGGCGGCAAGCAGGAGCGCGGTCACTGGCTGGATATCACGAAGGCTGTCCTCACAGCCTATGAGAACGGCAAGGCGATCGAGATCGATGCTGAGGGCATCGACGCGCACGCCATGCGGTCGGCCGTCGGCCAGCAGCTGATCCGCCGCGGGCTCCTCCTGCGCACGCAGCGACGGGGCGATACGTACGTCCTCTGGGCGGTCAGGGACGACACGGCGGGCAAGAGCAAGAAGTAGGCCTCTTGACACTTGCTACTCGCCTGTTGTAGAGTAGTCCACAAGTGGCCCAGAACGATATCGTTGTGACATCTCCAGCGATGTCACCAATGGCCCACCAATGGCCCACGAATGGCCCACTCACTTTCGCTTCGCGGAGGCTCATGAAGAAGCTCGTCGTGCATCTGACTGAGGATCATCACAGGAAGCTGGAAGCTCTCGCCAACATTGACGGAAGTTCGATGTCTCACCAGGTGAGAGAGTCGCTCGCCTACCGCTTCAAGGCGCGCTCGAAAGAGCTCGCTAAGGAACTCCGCGAGAACCGTCCCTTGAAAGAGAGAAAGAAAACGAACGAGGGGGCGTCCTCCGCGCCCGCCTCCGGCGCGCGTCGTCGCCCCGCATCAGGGGAAGAGATCAGGGGGGCCGCTCCCGCGGTCGTCACGATGGACGAGGCCCGATCAATCCTGGCGAAACGGGATGCTCAACGGCTCGAGCTCTACGAGAGGCATGTCGACCATGCCGAGCAGGCTCCGGCGGAAAGCTGTCCCTGGTGCATGGACCCCAGGACGCCTGTCCCTGAGACTTTGACAACGGGCAAGGTACAGATAGCGACCCCCATCAGGATCGTCGAACCTGGTGGCAGCCAGAGGCTTTCCTGACGATGGATTGGGGAATGCTCGACGGCGGCAGGTACCGTGCCCCTGCGATCGTGCCGAGGATCGTGCGGTGGACGCTGCGGCTCCCGGTGGTGCCGCTCGAGGATGTGCGGCACGAGCTCATCGACAGACGTCTCTATGAGATCGTGATGACGCGGGTTTACACGACGGTCAACTAGACACTTGACAACGTGTCTATGACTGGTGTATCATACGCAGGTACGGTGGAGAACAGGGACGAGGCGTAAAGCGTGCCTCGAGGACATCCCCCACCTGTAGCTAAGGGCCAGTCGGGTCGTGAGATCCGCCTGGCCCTTCGTGTCCCACCTGCTGACCGCTGGCGATCGGACCCTGCGTGCCGATACGGCGGTTCCGACCTGTTGCCCTGCGGCCGGACTGCAGCCCTATACCGCGATGCGTAAACGTGCCAGCGTCATGGCGTATGCCGGCTGGTCGCTCAGCGGATGGTGCCCGCCGCAGGGCGGCAGTACCAACTGGAGGCCTGCGTGGAGATCGTGTATGCGTTCATGCTCACGCTGGCGGCCTTCGGTGGAGTGCAGATCACGGCCGTGCAGATCACGGCCGAGGCGAAGACGCTCGAGGCCTGTAACTCATTGAGACGCCTGGTGAAAGTGCAGTTGATGCTGGCGGGCGTCGACACGAAGGATCTCACTGAGTGCCGCTCCATCTCTGCACCAGCTGCGGCTCGGTAGCCGGCGAGGTCAAGCTTCAAGACCTCATCGATATTGGCCTAGAGCCACCGATTGATCTGGTGATCGCGGCCATGCTCGTGCCCTGTACCCCGAAGCAGCTGTCTGCCCATCTCTCGAAGCGCAAGGATATGTTCCCGCCGACGTACCGCAAGTATCGGATGGGAAAGACGAAGTGTCGAACGAGGATCCTGAGCCCTCGAGAGATCTGGCTGGTGCGATCGCAGCGTCTACGTGGCCCCGGCAAGTCCCAATGGCTCAGATAGGCATCAGCGATGGCTCACAGGAAGAGTGGTAAAAAGGAGACATCTGCCGCCGTCGAGCTCGTGCCGACCGCGCCTGCCGTGCCAGATAGTCACGTCACGGTGCAAGTAGTTGAAAGTAAAGGCGAAGCATTCCCTGTGTCTCTCGAGGACTACCGACAGCGAGCCCTTGAGGCTTGCGGTCTAACTCCTGAGATCTTCAGGAAGATCGGCCGAGTGCTCGACGAGGGAATGGACGCGAAGGTCGTGCAGCGCCTCGTGGTGTCGCAGGGCCGCGGAGCTCCGTCCGAGGTCGAGGAGTACGTCGACATCGACCACCGAACTAGGCTCTCAGCTGCTCGGGAAGCTGGCGAGATCCTTGGTGTAAAGCCCTCTCGTTCCGCACCGCAGCAGGCCGGCAAGGTGCAGGTCAACGTCGCCAATCCTTGGTGTAAAGCCCTCTCGTTCCGCACCACAGCAGGCCGGCAAGGTGCAGGTCAACGTCGCCATCGCTCCCTGGCTGAAGCGTTCGTGACCGGGTGGTCACGAACAGGCCTAAGTACGCGGCGACCTTGATTTTCTAGACTTTCCGACCCCCGGCACCCCCAAAACGCGCCGGCCGTGAGGCGCGTTCCCTACCGATTCGACGGGCGCACCAAAAATCCGAATCCCCCAGCCTGCGCCTAGGAGGATCTCCCATGCTCGAATCCGTCGTCCTCTGGATCGCCCTGTCCCTGTCTCCGCTCGGCACCTCCACCGGAGAGTTCCAGACCGAGCAGGAGTGCCGCACGGCCAAGGCTGAGCTCGCTGCTCGGATCGCCAAGGACGCACAACCGGTCCTCCTGAGTGAGTGCTTCCCGGTCGAGTTCAAGCCCGTCCCCGCGTCCCTGTAACACCGTCGCCGCGCAGACGAACTACTTGCCGGTGCCGTCGAACTTCGACGAGATGCGATGACCGCAACGGTCACGAAGTCCATCGAGGTTCCCTACCAGTTCGACCCGCGCTCGTACCAACTGCCGTTCTTCGATGCGATGAGCGAGGGCTGTAAGCGCGCGATTCTCGTCTGGCACCGTCGCTCCGGCAAAGACAAGACGACGTGGAACTGGATGATCCACGCCGCGATCAACCTGCGCGTCGGCACGTACTACTACTTCTTCCCGACGTACGCGCAGGCGAAGAAGGTCATCTGGGACGGCATGGACCGGGACGGCTTCCGGTTCCTCGATCACATCCCGGCTGAGCTCATCTACAACAAGAACGAGACGGAGATGAAGATCACGTTCCGTCATCCCGACGACTCGACGAAGCCGGGGTCCATCATCCAGCTGATCGGCACCGACGACTTCGACAAGATCGTCGGCACGAACCCCGTCGGCTGCGTCTTCTCCGAGTACTCGCTGCAGGATCCGCAGGCCTGGGAGCTCACGCGCCCGATCCTCGCGGAGAACGGCGGCTGGGCGGTCTTCGTGTACACGCCTCGCGGCAAGAACCACGGGTGGACGCTCTACTCGAGGAACAAGGACCGCGCGACGTGGTTCGTCTCTCTCCTCACGGTGCGCGACACGTTCCGCCCCGACGGTACGCCGGTCGTCTCGCAAGAGATCATCGACGAAGAGATCGCCTCTGGCGCGGACGAAGAGACGATCCAGCAGGAGTACTACTGCTCCTTCCACGGTGGGATCGTCGGCGCGTACTACACCTCGCAGTTCAAGCTCCTCGATGAGGCGAAGCCTCCGCGCATCGGGATCGTGCCGTGGGAGCCGTCGATCGAAGTCCATACCTGGTGGGACCTCGGGTACGGCGACTCGACGGCGATCTGGTTCATGCAGCAGGTCGGCCGCGAGCTCCGCTTCATCGATTACCTCGAGCATCACGGCGAGGGGCTCGGCTTCTACGCGAAGGAACTGAAGGCGCTGCCCTACACGTACGGCCGCCACTACGGGCCGCACGACCTCGCCGTCCACGAGTTCACGTCCGGCGAACAGAGAGCCGTGACGGCTCGCAAGCTCGGCGTGCGCTTCACGATCGTGAAGAAACATCTGGTGAACGACGGCATCAACGCCGTACGCCAGATCCTCCCGCTCTGCTGGTTCGACGAGAAGAAGTGCGACCGCGGACTCAGTGCGCTCCGCCACTACCACAAGGAGTGGGACGAGGACCGCAAGGGGTTCAAGAAAGACCCGAAGCACGACTGGTCTTCGCACGGCGCGGACGCGTTCCGCATCGGGGCGATGGGGTTCCGGCGCATCGAGCCGGAGCAGCGCCGCCAGGTGCGGGCCATCACTGAGTTCGATCCGCTCGGTCGCGACCGCGGCCGGCAGCAGACATACGAATCCGACTTCAACGTGTTCGCGAGGGAATAGCTCATGGGATCCAAGCGTCGAGCTCCTGCACCACTGCCTCCGCCTTCGCCGCCGCCCCCGCCGCCTGCGCCCCCGCCGCCGCCTGCGATCTCGAGGTCGGAGGCGTACAACGTAACGCGCGGCGTCTACCAGGAGTTCTACGGGCGCGACCCCAACGAGCAGGAGCTCGAGCGCGATGCGACCGAGCTCACCGGCGGGTTGAAGACGCAGGACTTCCGCAATCGTGTCGGCAACACGCCCGAGGCGATCGAGTACTCGCGGCTCTCGACGGCGCAGCGAGAGGGGAGGAAGACCAAAGCCGCGCAGGCGTCGCTGCCACCGCTCGGTGAAGGCGAGGCGCGGGCTGCGGTGCGCGGGACGTACCGCGACATCTTCGGCAAGGAGATCGAGAGCGACCTCCTGGTGGCCGACTCGACGCGGCTCATGAAGAACGACGTGACGATCGACGCCTACCGTAAGGAACTCCTGAACTCGAAGGCGGCGATCGACGAGCAGAACCGCATCGCGGAAGAGAAGCGAGTCGCCGAAGAGAAGGCGCGCGTCGAGCGCGAGGAAGCCGAGAAGGCCCGCAAGAAGAAGGAGGATGAGGACAAGGCGTACGAGTCCCGCAAGGTGACGCGTCGCCGCACGATCCTCAACCTCGGCGGGCCGGCGGGACTGCTCGACGAAGTCCCGACGCAGAAGAAGACGCTGCTCGGTGAGTGAGACCGGGGCTGTCACGCTGCTGAAGCGTCACGCGCGGCTGAAGCAGAAGCAGGATCTCTGCCGGCCGCAGTGGCAAGAGCTCGCCGACTACATCGTGCCGCGCAAGTCGAACATCTCCGTGCGCCGGACGCCGGGGACGAAGCTTGACACCGAGAAGTACGACTCGACCGCGCCGCGCTCGGCGGAGCTCCTCGCGTCGTCGATGCAGGGCTCGCTCACGCCGGGTCAGCTGATGTGGTTCCGGTTGAAGATGCGCGACCAGATGCTGAACCTCGACCGCAACGTCGGGGTCTGGCTCGACGACACGCGCGACCGTCTCTCACTCGGGCTGCGGCAATCGAACTTCGCGGCCGAGATGCAGGAGGTCTACCTCGACCTCGGCACCTTCGGCATCGGCTGTCTCTTCGTCGAGGAGAAGGAAGGCGACGACCCGTTCTTCAACGGGTTCCAGTTAAAGGCGCTCGCGGTCGGTGAGTATGTCATCGCCGAGAACGCCGAGGGGCGCGTCGACACGGTGATGCGCGAGTTCGAGCTCACCGCCGGCGCGGCCGTGCAGAAGTGGGGTAAGAACGTCGGCCCGAAGATCGCGCAGATCGCCGAGAAGGATCCCGACCAGATGGTCAAGATCCTCCACGCGGTGTACCCGCGCGTGCTCGCGCAGTACAGCAAGACGCCGAAGTCGAGGAAGTTCGCGTCCTGCTACGTCTCGATGGAGGACAAGAGCCTCCTCGAGGAGGGTGGGTACTACGAACTGCCGTACATGGTGCCGCGGTGGACGAAGACCTCGAGCACCGGAGAGTACGGCTACGGCCCCGGCCACACGGCTCTGCCAGACATCCGCACACTGAACAAGGCGAAGGAGATGGGCCTCGAAGCGTGGGCGATCGACCTGCGCCCGCCGATGGAAGTGGTCGACGACGGCGTGATCGGATCCGTCCGGTGGACGCCGGCGGCGCTGAACACGGTGCGTGAGGCCGGCTCGATCAAGCCGATCACCACGGGTGCGAAGTACGACGTCGACCAGATCAAGTCCGAGGATCTGCGCCGATCGATTCAGCAGATCTTCTTCTACGACCAGCTGCAGCTGCAAGAAGGCCCGCAGATGACGGCGACGGAAGTCGAGCGTCGCTACGAGCTCATGCAGCGACTGCTCGGTCCGACGCTCGGGCGTCTCGAGTCCGAGCTCCTCGCGCCGCTGATTCATCGATGCCTCAGCATGATGGCGAGAGCCGGCGTACTGCTGCCTCTGCCGCCGATCCTGATGGAACAGGCCGAGATGCTCGGAGGGATGGCCGAACTCGACGTCGAGTACGAAGGGCCGCTCGCGAGGGCGGCGAAGGCGAGCGATGTCGCCGCGATCCAGCGGACGCTCGAGATGCTGGTGCCGCTCGCGCAGACCGATCCGACGGTCCTCGACAACTACGACCTCGACGAGATGGCGCGCGGCATCGGCGATGCCAACGGGCTCGCGTCTCGATTCAAGAAGGATCCGCGTGTCGTCGAGAAGACCCGTGCGGAGCGTCAGAAGAAGGCCGACGCCGAGAAGCAACAGATGATGCAGATCGAGCAGATGAAAGCCGCCGGCGCTACTGGGCCGCTCGTGAAGGCCGTTGCGCCGCAAGGCCTGGTGACGCCTGAGAGCGTGGCCGCTGGCGGTCCGATGGCCGCGCTCGCCGGCGCGGTCCCGGGAGGCGCATGAGAGCGATCTTCAACGACAAGGTCGAGCAGGCGCACGCGTACCGCGACACGTTCTCGACGCCTCCTGGTCGCAAGGTTCTACAGGAACTGGAGCAGATCTACGGCCGTCGCCGGTCCTACACCGAGGGCGATCCGTACGCGACGGCGGCGAAGGAAGGCGAGCGCGCCGTATACCTGCGCATTCTCGGCCTGCTCGAGCTCGCCGAAGAAGTGCAGGACAAGCAGACTGTCGCGATCACCGACGCCGCACCCAGGCAACGTGACGCGATCACTCAGAGCGACGAGGAGGCTGAATGACCACAGGCACGATCATCGGAGCGGAGAACGAGGAAGTCGTCGAAACACCGGCGACGGAGACGCCCGCGAACGATGGCAATCGGAATGCCGAGGTAACCGACTGGCGCGCGGGTCTCGACGAGAGTCTCCGCGGCGAGAAGGTCTTCGAGACGATCAAGGGCAAGGACTGGAACGAGGCCGGTCCCCTGCTGGCGAAGGGCTACCTCGAGGGCCAGCGCTATGCCGGGCAGAGCGTCAAGCTTCCCGGTAAGGACGCGAAGCCCGAAGAGATCGCCGCGGTCCGCGACAAGCTCGTCAAGCACGGGCTGATCGAAGGGCCGCCGGAATCGCCCGACAAGTACGAGATCACGGGTGACGACGTCGTTCCCGCCGAGGCGGCGAAGGGCTTCGCGCTCGAGGCTCACAAGCTCGGGCTCACGCAGAAGCAGATGGCCGGCGTGCTGGACTACTACAAGCGCACGCTCGGCGAGGGCCAGGCAGAACTGGCCCAGAGTCGGAAGCAGGTCGAGGACGAGCTCCAGAAGGAGTGGGGTCCGGCCGGCTTCAAGAAGAACGTCACCCTTGCACGGCGCGCCGTGCTCGAGGTCGGCGGCAAAGAGCTCCTCGAGAAGCTCGAGACGACGGGGCTGGGCAACGACCCAGTACTGGTGAAGATGTTCGCCCGCGTCGGCGCGCTGCTCGCCGAGGAAGGCTCGATCGCAGGTGATGTCCCCGGCGTGCCGGGGGCGGAGGACGCGAAGGCGGAGATCGCGCGGATCCAGAACGATCCGAACGATCTGTATCACGGTCGTCATGCCGGCAAGCCCGGTCACGACGAGCGCGTGAAGTACGTCCGCAACCTCTACAAGATCGCCTACCCAGAGAAGTAAAGGCCAGGGGAACTCGCGAGAGTCCTGGTGCGCCGGCGGCAAGCGCCGGCGGGATGGTCCCCGTAGCGACAAGGCAGGGTCCGCATTGGGCGGGCAACCCTCCGTGACGACCCGCATCGCTCAATCCCATCGGAAGGAAATCCAATGGCCGTCACGATCGACAAAGCACACATCAGGCAGTTCAACGACAACGTCATCCTGCTCGCCCAGCAGAAGGGCAGCAAGTTCCGCGGCATGGTGCGCGAGAAGCCGCTGAAGGGCAACGCCGCGTACTTCGACCGCCTCGCCGCGACGGAGGCCGTGCAGAAGACGTCGCGGTTCGCGCCGACGCCGAACATCGACCAGGAGCACAGCCGTCGGCGTGTCACGCCGCAGGACTGGCACTGGGCGTCGCTCATCGACTCCGACGACGTCGAGCGGATGCTCACGAGCCCGGAGAGCGACTACGCTCAGCTGGGCGCGTGGGCGCTCGGCCGGCGCATCGACACCATCGTCCTCGAGGCTGCGCGCGGCGACGCGTACAGTGTGGACGCCGACCTCGCCGCCTCCGCGGTGGCGCTGCCGTCCGGGCAGAAGGTCGCCGTCGGCACCACGGGGCTGACGATCGCGAAGCTGCTCTCCACCAAGGAGATCTTCTGGAACAACGACATCGACGTCGAGGACCCCGACATGCAGGTGGTCTTCGCAGCGTCGCCGAAGTCGCTGCTCCAGCTGATGAACTCCACCGAGGTGAAGAGCGCCGACTACAACGCGGTGAAGGCGCTCGCCGAGGGCAAGATCGACGAGTACATGGGCTTTAAGTTCAAGCGCACCACGCGCTTGGCGAAGACCGGCAACACCCGCTTCTGTATCGCGTGGCTGAAGAACGCGATCGGTCTCGCGGTGAACGGCGACATCTCGACGAAGGTGTCGGAGCGCGACGACCTGTCGTACGCGACGCAGGTCTACTGCGAGACGACGCTCGGCGCGACCCGCGTCGAGGACGAGAAGGTCGTCGAGGTCGGGGTCGACGAGTCGGTCGCCTACTGATCCTGACAACGTCTCGCTGACGTAATGCGGTGGCGGCCGCCCGCCACCGCTCTTCACCACTCACACAGAGGAAGAACTCATGGCCTTCACCGGATCTCCCACGAAGTCGACCGAGTACACGAACCAGGTCGACGGCAACAAGAAGGCGGCACCGTTTCACGACAAGCCGGTCCGCTACGCGCCGTTCTCGTACACGCACGCCGCGGGTGCGGGCATCGGCGAGGTGAACCTGGTGCGCCTGCCGCCCGGGCGCATCGTCGTGCTCCCCGATCTCTCGCGTCTCGTGACGTCCGCATTCGCCGCCAACGCCGACATCCACATCGGCACGCGTGCGTTCACGAACCCGGACGGCACCGCGGTCGCCGAAGACGACAACCGCTTCGCGGACAACGAGGACGCGGGCGGCGGTGCGCTCGACAAGGCGTTCCCGCTGCCGGCCGGCGGCAAGGAGACGCTCGACAGCCGCGACGGCGTCATCGTCTACGCGATGATCGACACCGGCAACATCGAGGACAACGACACGATCGACGGCTACGTCGCGTACGTGTCCGGCAACTGATCCCGCCTACGGCCGGGGGCTCAACGGCTCCCGGCCGTTTCTCTCCTCACCCACGAGGTAGCGCATGGCTCTGTCCGTCGTCGAAATCTGCTCGAATGCCCTGCTGAAGATTGGCTCGACGTCGATCCTGAAGATTGGCTCGACGTCGATCACGTCGCTTGAGGACGACAGTAATCCGGCGCGCCTCGCGAACCGTCTCTACGAGCCGACTCGGGATGCACTCCTCCGAGAGCACCCGTGGAACTTCGCGATCCGTCGGAGCTCACTGGCGCGTCTCTCTGATGCGCCGGCATTCGGCTACGACTACGCGTACCAGCTGCCGGCGGATCCGTACTGCCTCCGCGTGCTCGCCATGAGTGACGAGGAGGCAGAGTTCGTCATCGAGGGGCGCGAGCTCCTCACCGACGAGACCACAGCGAAGATCCGCTACATCGCTCTGATCGATGACCCAGCGCAGTACGACGCCCTCTTCGTGCAGGCGCTCGAGGCGGCGCTCGCGGCAGAGATGGCGATCCCGATCATGCAGGACGTCAAGGTCGCGGACGCCATGATGAAGCTGAAGGAGTACAAGCTCGCCCGCGCCCGTGCGATGGACGGGATGGAGGGGACGCCGCAGCAGGTCAAGAACACCACGCTTATCGACGTGAGGCGGTAAGGTGGCGAACTACCGCCCGCTCCAGTCGAGCTTCACCTCTGGTGCATTCAGTCCGCGACTTGAGGGTCGCGTCGACATCCAGCGCTACGCGAACGCGGTCAAGACGATGCAGAACTTCGTCGCCCTGCCGTACGGCGGCGCGGATCGCCGACCGGGTACGCGGTACGTCGCCGAGGTGAAGACGAGCGCGAAGAAGACGCGCCTCCTGCCATTTGAGTACTCGGACTCCGACGCCTACATCATCGAGGTTGGCGATCTCTACTTCCGGTTCTACCGGAACGAAGCACAGATCGTCTCCGGCACACCGGTCGAGGTGGTGACGCCGTACGTAGAGGCCGACCTCTTCGAGATAGCCTACGCGCAGTCCGCGGACGTCTTCTATATCGTCCACAAGAACTACACAGTGCGGAAGCTGACGCGCACGTCGCATACGGCGTGGACACTGGCCGAGGTCGACTTCCGTGACGGGCCTTACCTCGACGAGCGCACCGATATCACGATCACGCCGTCGGCCGCGAGCGGTAACGGCATCACGCTCACCGCGTCGGCTGCGCTCTTCGAGTCGGGGCACGTCGGGGCGTACTTCCGCCTGAAGCACGGCTCGACCTGGGGCTACGCGAAGGTCACGGCAGTCGGGAGCTCGACGTCGGCGACTGCAGACGTGAAGTCCAACTTCGGCGCGACAACGGCTTCGGTCGCGTTCCGTGAGGGCGCGTGGTCGACGAAGCGCGGTTTTCCTCGCGCGATCACGTTCTTCGAAGAGCGCCTCCTCTTCGGCGGGACGAAGGACAACCCGCAGACGTTTTGGGGCTCGAAGACGAACTCCTTCGAGGACATGACGCCGGGGACGACGGACGACGATCCCGTCTCCTACACGATCGGCTCCGACAAGGTGAACGTCATCCGCTGGATGAAGGGCAGCCGCGTGCTCCTCATTGGGACGCTCGGCGGCGAGTTCCGCGTCAGGGGCGCGTCGGATGCGCCGATGACGCCGACGAACATCGACGTGCGACCGGAGACGACGTACGGGAGCAGCACCGTCCCTCCGGTGCGTGTCGGCAACGTCGTGCTCTTCGCCACGAGAAGCGGCCGCAAGGTCCGTGAGCTCACGTTCAACTTCGACGCCGACGCGTACGTCGCACCCGACCTGTCCATCCTGGCGGAACACCTTCTGCGGTCGACGAAGTCCACCGACAAGAAGATCGTCGACATGGACTTTCAGCAGGAAGAGGACCCGATGCTCTGGGCCGTCAGAGCCGACGGTGAGCTCCTCGGCATGACGTACGAGCGTAACCAGGACGTCGTCGGGTGGCACGAGCACATCACTGACGGCTCGTTCGAGAGCGTCGCGGTGATTCCTCATCCTGACGGGGACCGAGAACAGGTCTGGGTCGTGGTGAAGAGAACGATCAACAGCGCTACAAGGCGCTACATCGAACTCTTCGACGACAAGGACGGGTACTACAACAAGGTCTACGTCGACTCGATGCTGGCGTACGACGGCACGCAGGCGACGACGTTGACGTTGTCCGCGGTCAGCGGAACCAGTGTCACTGCGACCGCTGGGTCGTCGGTGTTCGCTGCCGGCGACGTCGGCAAAGAGATCCGCGCCGGCACCGGTCGTGCCCTGATCACCGCATTCACGAGCGGCACCGTCGTGACCGTCAACGTGAAGAACGCGTTCGCGTCGACCAGCATCGCCGCGAGCGGATGGGGCATCGCTCCGTTCACGTTCACGGGACTCTCGCATCTCGAGGGAAAGAGTGTGCAGCTACTGGGCGACGGAGCCGTGTATCCGACGGCGACCGTGTCGAGCGGGTCCGTCACCGTCGACATCTCGGCCCTCAAGATGGAGATCGGTCTGAAGTACACCTCGACGCTCGAGACACTGCGCGCCGAAGTGCAGCAGCAGGGTGGCACGGCGCAGGGTCTGCTGAAGCGGTGGATCCAGGTCATCGTGCGCGTGCTCGAGTCGATGGGCGGCAAGGTCGGCGATCGGGTACTGCCGACGCGCAGCGCGGCCGACCTGATGGACGCGGCACCGTCTCTGGTCTCTGATGACATCGAGCTCACCGCGACGCCTGGATGGGATCGTGAGGGGCGCATCAAGATCGTGCAGGATCAGCCGCTGCCGATGCACGTCACCAGCCTCACCGGCACCCTGGCGGTCTCTCCGAGGTGATCGTCGTTCCGTTCGAGCCGAATCACTACGTCGAGGCGATCAACAGCCCGCACGTCATCGGCGACGCGTACGAAGCCGGCGTCATCTACCACGACCGCGGGCCTGCGTTCACCGGCCTGATCGACGGCAAGGTCGCGGCGTGCGCCGGCGTCGCGACCTTCTGGCCCGGGATGGGTGAAGCTTGGGCGGTCGTGACCGAACTCGGTCGACAACATCGGCGCGAGGTTCATCGTGCGGTGAAGACGATCTTCGGCAGCATCGTTCGCGACGGTGGCTATCACCGGATCCAGGCCGACGTCGTCGCGAACTTTGCTGTCGGCCGTCGATGGGCCGAACACCTCGGCTTCGAGTTCGAGTCTTTCATGAGGAAGTACGGACCGCGTGGGGAGGATTACGTCCGCTATCGGATCCTTCCTTCAGAGGAATAGACCATGGCAACCCTCGCGACGCTCGTCATCATCGCCGCCGGCACCGCGTACACGATCTACTCCAGCCAGCAGCAGGCCGCAGCGCAGGCAGAAGCCAACGAGCAGGCCGCCCGCGCCGCCGAGCAGCAGGCCGAGCAGAACCGTCGCGCGGCCTCCTACCAGGCCGCGCTGCAAGAAAACGAAGCGATCCAGCGACAGCACGAGGCCGAGCTCGCCGATCGCTCGGCGGCCATCAACGCCGCCCTGGCGTATCGTGAGGCCGGCATTGCCGAAGAGGCCGCTGCGCGCGACGCGGCCGTGATGACGGCGCAGGCGGAGTACTCTCGCGATGCCAGCCGTGATCGTATCCGCGACATCCGCCGCGAGCGCGACATCACCACCGGGGCAGGGCGTGCGCTGCTCGGCGCGTCCGGCGTGAGCACGGAAGGGTCGCCTCTCCTAGCGCTCATGGATCTCGAGAACGAATTCGACCTCGAGGTGTCGCGAGAGACGATCCGCGGCGCTCGCGAGCGGGACGCGATCCTCGACGAGGCGTCGCTCATCACGGCCGACGGTCGACTCCGCGCTGAGGCTGCTAGAGCGGAAGCGACCCGCCTGCGCTTTGCCGGCGACGTTGCCCGCCAGCAGGGGGAGTACCTCTCTGGTGCCACGCGTTCCGCTGCTGCGCTCACGCGCTACGGCGGCGAGGTGCGGGCTGCTGGGCTGCTCTCACAGGCGAACGCCTACCGTTACGCCGGCGACGTCGCACGGATGACAGGAACGCAGCGGTCGATCGGTGCAGGGATCAGCATGCCCGGGACGATCCTGAGTTCGCCTGACGCGCGACGTGCCGTGGGAGATGCAGGACGAGCATTTAGCCGCCTGATGACTCCATCAAGGCCGTACGGCTCCTACTACAGCACGGGATCTGGCTGGACATGAAGATTCCAGTCACGACCGCTCGCAACGATTCACCAGGGGCGACGAACACTCGGCGAGCTCCGAACTCGACGTACCAACGTCCGATGTCAACGCCGCAGCTGCCGAACGTCAGTAGCGGCGTCGATACGAGAGACTTCGTCGTGCCGTTCACGCCGGTCTCTCCGCAGATGGATGACGTGTCGGTCGGCAACGCGTTGACGCGTGTCGCGACGGCTGTCAGCGCGATCGGTGAAGAGCGCCAGAAGATCGAAGACAAGAGCGAAGCGCTCAACCTCTACACGGAGGCCCGAGAGAAGGCGACGCTGTACATCAACCAGCTGCAGACCAGTGGCGAGGCGGATCACCGCAACTACGCCACCCTGGTGCGGCAGAAGCTCGGCGAGATCAAGTCCGACATCTCTGGCCGCGGGATGCGGCGCGAAGTGATGCAGCTGTTCTCTGATCGCTTTTCGACCACCGAGGTGGAGATCCACGGGCAGGCGCTGCAGTACCAGAATCGCCTGTTCAAGGACTTCCACGAGTCGTCGCTGCGCAGGTACATGGACGCGCGCCGGCACGACGTCACTAGTGTGCAGCCGTACATCGCGCCTGGTGCCGATGGTCAACCCACGATCGTCGACCACGCCAAGACGCAGCAGGACGAGGTCATCGGGGAGATCCGCGGCTACGCGCCGATCCTCGGTGCCGAGAAAGTGCGTGAGCTCGAGCAGACGTTCCGCGAGAGCGCCACGGCCATCCGGGCGCGCAGCGCGATGAAGCTCGATCCGCAGCTGTTCCTCGACGGCGGCTACAAGCTCTTCGAGTCCGACGCCAAGCCGGAGACGATGGGTTCGATCATGGCCGAGGCCGATCGTCTGATCAAGCGTCGCGATGAGGCCTCGGAGCGCGAGAACCGTCGGATGCGAGAGCAGCTGGACAAGGAGTTCAAGGCCGCGGGCGAAGCGTGGATATCGAAGCAGTGGAAGCGCGTCGAGTCGCTCGGCTCGCTGCCCGTCACGGGTGAAGAACTCCTCGACTTCGAGCAGAACCTGGAGAAGTTCTACGATGTCATCCCGCACTCCGAGCAGCGCGAGCTCCGTAAGGCGATGCAGCAGGGGATGGTGAGCCGGCCGTCGAACCCGGGCCTCGTCGAAGACATGAAGATGCGGATCATCGCCGGCGAGAACATCACGCTTCCGAAGATTCGTGGTAACGACGGCCTGTCCCTCGCCGACAAGACGACGCTCGCCCAGTTCTGGGAGCAGAGGCAGAACGAGAAGGACATCAGCGGCACGCCCGGGTACAAGCTCGGCCTGAGGCTCTTCTCGATCCACTTCACCGGCAACCCGAGCATGGGCATGGGCGAGATGGTGGGCGCGGCCATGGATCCGATCCAGCGGGCGTCCTACATCCGGGTGATGCTCGAGTTCGACCGTCGCGCCCGCACTGAGTACGCGGCGACGCCGGACAAGCTCGCCGAACTCGCGGAGAAGATCCTCACGCGGGAGCGCGGCAACAGGCCTGGTGCCGCCGGGGCCGCCGGCGGGGGCCTGGGTGGTGCAACGATCGGGCCGAACCAGTCACAGCGGCCGCCCAGGAAGCAGTAACCCCCCACTTGTAATCTTGTCAACGAGCAAGATACAATAGAAGGATGAGGATGACGAACGAACACGATCTCGGTGACGAGTTTGTCCAGCGTCGGGCCGTTCGTGTCGGTGCGGCCGCACAGGCGGCAGCGCGCGGCGAGTCGGCCACGCCGGAGCTCG